TTATCGTTATCAGCCCCCGCCCCCACCCTTTTTACAGAGAAATGATTTCGGGGGAACCCACCTAGACCTAAAATTCTACATTTTTCATTATATATTATGATAACCTAATATGCGGGCCAAGTAAATAATCAGTAATTAAATAGGCAGTCCAGAAATATTTCTGGTATAATTTGTTATGTAGTTAATACATACTTAGTCTCAACTAATTAACACTAGATACAACATTCTGTCATTCATTAATAATCATAAATGATTGTTATCATTTCAGATTAAGAATCAACGAATGTTAACTGTTGTTATCTAGGTACACTAGGTCTTTCTAAGTTTGTATGTATACATTTTAATAATACCATTAGGAATGCTTTATGGTATAATAGGTACCTATTAATATATTATTTAAAATAAATTCATTATGAGTATTAAATCTACAGGTAATAATATCAGTACCCTCAAGAATAAGGACGAGGAGAAACAATTAATTAAAGAATTGAAAGAGGATGCTAAGTACAAGGCAGCTGCCCTTACTGGTAAGAAACCTTCTGATGTTGTCGTTGAGGTGAAGAAGACTAGAGGTGAAGGTTATGGTAAAATATCTAGGGGAGCTGGAGGTAAGGTTGCTAGAAGACCTAAGGGTAAGATATACAAACCTACAGATGATGATTATAATAAGGTAGAGGAAATGGTAATCATTGGCCTAGACCAACATACTATTTCTAAGATTATGGGTGTATCTAATGCTACACTGTTGAAATATTATAAACATACATTAGAGACAGCTAGAGATAAACGTACTGCTAATGTAGCTGGTGTTGCTTATAAGATGGCTATGAGTGGTGAGTCAGCTAGTATGACTACCTTCTGGTTAAAGACACAAGGTGGCTGGACCCCGAAACAACATATTATTACTGAGGACCGTAACTTTGATATTAGTTGGTCTGATGATGAGGCTGATATTGCTGATGCTAATAATAGAGCCAACAACAGTGGAGAAGGACACACAGAACATTAAATAGTAATGAATAAGGGAGAGAAAAGGAAAGGTATTGTAATACCTTATACGCCTAGAATATTACAAGCTAAGTTACATAATGAACTGGCTAGATTTAATGTGGTAGTTTGTCACAGAAGATTTGGTAAGACTGTGTTTGCTATTAATCAAATGATTAAGTCAGCTATACAAGACTTACAAGCAGGTAAGAAAGCACCAAGATATGCATACTTAGCCCCACTGTTTAAGCAAGCTAAGACTGTAGCTTGGGATGAATTGAAGAGATTATTAATAGATTTTCCTGATGTTAAGTTTAATGAGGCTGAATTAAGAGCTGACTTTATGGGAGCAAGGATACAGTTATATGGAGCTGATAATCCAGATACACTCAGGGGAATTTACCTTGACGGTGTTATTCTTGATGAGTATGCACAGATGAACCCTAAGATGTACTCTGAAGTTATCAGGCCTGCACTATCAGATAGGAAGGGCTGGGGTATTTTTATTGGTACCCCAAAAGGTAAGAATGAATTTTATGATATATATCATTCTTCTAAAGAAAAGAAAGGTTGGAAGAGATTCTTATTCAAAGCCAGTGAGACTGGTATATTAGATGATGAAGAGTTAGAGATGGCCAGGCAAGATATGGCTGAGACTGAGTACGAACAAGAGTATGAATGTAGTTGGTCAGCAGCACTGAGAGGTGCTTATTATGCTAAAGAATTAGAAATAGCTTACGATGAGGAGCGAGTAGGTAATGTACCTTATGACCCATCTAAGCAGGTAGTAACAGCTTGGGACTTAGGCGTATCTGACAGTACCTCTATATGGTTTGCACAATATGATGGCAAGTCTATAAATATTATAGATTATTATGAGAACTCAGGTGAAGGATTACCTCACTATATTGATGTATTAAACTCTAAAGGGTATAGATATGGTGCACATATAGCACCTCACGATATAGTAGTTAGAGAATTTTCCACAGGTAAAAGCAGAAAAGACTTGGCTTTTTCTTTAGGTATTGATTTTCAAGTTGCACCTAAGTTAAAGGTTATGGACGGTATAGATACTGTCAGAACTACATTAAACAAGTGTTGGTTCGATGAAGATAAATGTAAGAAGGGACTAGACGCATTACTACAGTACCGCAGTAGTTATGACGATAAGAAGAAGATTTGGAGCCAGAAGCCAGTCCACGATTGGACTTCACACGCCAGTGATAGCTTCAGATATTTATGTGTAACAGAACCAGTATTTGTAGGGAATGATTCTGTTTGGGGCAAGGAATTGCCTAAGCAAGATTTAAGCTGGGTAATATAGGGAGTGAGTATGAACGCAAGATGGTTAGAAAATAAGATTATAGAAATGGCAGAAGATATTAAAGACCTTAAAGAATTACTTAAGGCTGCTGCTAAATCCCCAACAAAGAAGAAATAATTTATGGCAAAAAAGATGACTAAGAGCGAACTGTCCGCCCACGTAGAGCACGAGATACAATCATCTCTGGGCTTTGGTGATGGCAAGTTAACTCAACAACGTACTGATGCACTGGATAGATATTATGGTAAGAAGTATGGTAATGAGCAAGAGGGACGTTCTCAGATTGTCACAAGAGATGTTGCAGATGTAATTGAATGGATTATGCCTAGCCTGATGAAGATATTCACAGGTGGTGATAAGGTAGTACAGTTTGAACCAAACGGTCCTGAAGATGTACAGATGGCAAAGCAAGCCACTGATTATACTAATTATGTGATACAAAGACAGAACCCAGGATTCTCTATTATTTATAGCTGGTTTAAAGATGCACTACTACAGAAGAATGGTATCGTTAAACACTACTGGGATGATACAACAGAGACGACCAGAGAGGAATATAAGAACCTAACTGAGGAAGAATTTACAGTTCTATTGGCAGATGATGAAGTTGAAGTCGTAGAGCACACAGCACTTAATGAAAATATGGAAGAAGGTCATATGCCTTTACCTATATTACATAATGTGGTGATAAAAAGAACAAGAGAAAGTGGACAAGTAAGAATTGAAAATGTACCACCAGAAGAATTTTTAATTAATAAATATGCGAAAGGAATTGAAGACGCAAGATTTGTAGGACACAGAGTTAAGAAAACTAAGTCTGAGTTAATATCTGCAGGATACCCTAAGTCTAAGCTAGAGAAAGCTTTCTCTGCACAAGAGGCTGAGTGGAAATCTGAAAGATTAGCTAGGTTTGATTACGACCAAGACTCTAGTTACCCTACAGGTGATATAGACGAGGGCATTTGGGTAACTGAATGTTACGTCAAAGTAGACTTTGATAATGACGGTATAGACGAATTAAGAAAAGTAACGAAGGTTGGAGATGAATTGTTAGATAATGAGGCTGTGGACAGTGTTCCCTTCTCCTCCCTTACACCTGTACCTATGCCTCATAAGTTCTACGGTTTGAGTATTTATGACTTAATCTCTGACCTTCAACTAATTAAGACTACCTTAATGCGTAACTTGTTAGATAATATGTATCTAACAAATAATGGGCGTTATGAAGTAGTCGAGGGTCAAGCTAACTTAGATGACCTAATGACCAGCAGACCAGGAGGTATCGTAAGAGTACGTACTCCAGGTGCTGTGTCTCCACTGGCCACACCACAATTAGACCAAAACTCTTTCAATATGCTGGGCTATCTTGATAGTATCAGAGAAGAAAGAACTGGTGTTAATAAGAACTCTATGGGTATTGGTGAAGGTGGATTAAAGTCACATCAAACAGCTACTGGTGTAGCTCAAGTAATGACAGCAGCACAACAGAAGATTGAACTAATTGCTAGAGTATTCGCAGAGACAGGAATGAAGGAACTGGCTACAAGTGTGTACCAACTGATACAAAAGTTTGAGTCTCCTGAGAAGATTGTTAGATTAAACAATAACTGGGTTACTTTGTATCCTGCTGAATGGAAAGAAAAGTTGGACTGTACCGCACAGGTTGGCCTAGGGTTTGGTAACAAAGATATGAACCTTATGCATTTAGGACAACTAGCTCAGACTATACAAATGATTGCACAACATCCTGCTGCAGGTATGATGATTAAACCTAAGAATGTATATAACTTAGTTGCTGAACAGATAAAGTCTATGGGAATGAAGAATGTAGATGACTTCATTACAGACCCAGGAGACCAAGAACCACAACA